GGGGAACAACGTCACCAGAGATATAATATGGACAACTCCTAGGACTATAACTGGTATAATTATTTCTGGAGATATGACTAATGGTTATGATTACTGGACTGGAGGATATGCTCAACCGTATATAGGAAGTAATACAAATTTAGATTCAACACAGTACACTTTTATAGGTCCGTCAAATAACGGTTTTACTGCTGCAGCTAGTAGTAAGTATTACGACTTTAGGTAGGAGGAATAATGGCACAAAAGAAATTACAAAAAGACTCACAATATGAACACTTAGATAGGGACGGTGATGGAACAATCACTGATGATGAAATGGCTATGGAAGAGAGAATGATTAAGTTAGAAGACATGCGAAGTGACATGGAAAATGAAGACAAGAAGCAAGATGCTCAGAGAATGATGGCTTGGTTTGCTTTGTTCGGAATGTTACTATATCCTTTCGCAGTTGTGTTAGCAGTTTGGGGAGGTTTAGATCAAGCAGCTAAAATTTTAGGTGATATGGCAGCAACATATTTTGTATCTGTAGCAGCGATAGTAGCAGCATTCTATGCTGGTCAAGCGTTGACTAAGAAACCATCATCTTAATATGCCTATAAGCCGTTCATTTGAATTTGCGAAGTCTCTACAAACAGATGGAACTTTAGAAGCAGGACTGTTTGAAAATCTTCAGACAGATAATAGTCTAACAGTAGCAAGTACTTCAGATCTTCCTTTAACTGGAAATCATACTGGAAGAATGGCACTAATAACATCGCTGAATAAATTTTTAATATGGAATGGTACCGGTTGGTATCAAGTTTCAACTGTAACTTAAGGACATAACATGGCGACAACAAGATCTTTTGATTTAGCGACTATGGTTAGTTCAAACGGAAAGATTCAAGGATCTTCAGTTGCAGGAGGCTCAGCTGCAGATGCAACTGCTAATATTCATGCTGATCCTTCAGCTCTTCCGACAAGTGGTAATCAAACTGGTGATATGGCCTTTGTCCAAAGTACAAATAACGTTATGATATGGGACGGAAGTTCTTGGAAAACTATAGCCAATGTAACTAATACAACACCAAATATTGCAGGTGGAAGTGCTCTTACTTCTTACATACTGGCGAAAGACGGAACACCTACAGTAGTAACAATTAATGCAACTGACCCAGAAGGATCACCATTAACGTATGCATACTCTGTAACACAAGGTTCATTAGGAAATACTGCTACTGTATCTCAATCAAATAACGTGTTTACTATCACACCATCAACTAATCCAAACGATGTAGGTAGCTTTAGTTTAACTTTTACAGCCTCTGACGGAGTTAATACAACACCTGCAGTAAGTAGGTTTACACTTACTTTTGTTTTAAATGTTTCTGGTAGTCAGCATACAGAAAAACTAATTCAAGCAGTATCAACTGGTAATAATAGAACTTTAGTTGATAGTTCATCATCAAATCATACAATGACGAGAGTAGGAAATCCTAATCCTTCTCCAGTTACGCCTTACAGACCGAGTGGTGGATACAGCGCTAACTTTATCGGTGACCGTTGTTTAGAACCAGTGACTGCTGATACACATTTGAGTTGGGGAACAGGCGACTTTTGTATAGAGTTTTGGATATGTGGACAGGAAGACAATAAAGAACTAACTCAACCAACTAGTCTAATATTTAGAACTGGTAATGCAGTATCTGAACACAATCTCTTAAGCATAGGCCTGACCAATGAAGGTAGAATAATTGTTTATGGATATGACGGTTCTGGAACAAGTGCTGAGGTTACCAGCAATTGTGATGTGTTAGATAATAATTGGCATCACGTAGCAGTCACTAGATATGCAGGAAATCTTAAAATCTATTTTGATGGATTAGCGGATAAAGATAGTACAGCCTTCGCTAATATTGGAATTCCAAGTTCAACAGCAACAAAGTGGCAGATGGGTGGAGCTGATAATGCAGCAGCTAATGTAAATAAATGGGACGGTTGGCTTTCAAACTTTAGAGTCGTAAGTGGATCAGCAGTTTATAGTAATGAGTTCTTACCCACAATAAACAACTTAACAAGTATCTCTGGAACTAAGTTATTATTATTTGTTGGAAATGAATTAAAAGACTATTCATCAGTTCATGGTGATCTGCAAGCTGTTAGTGGAAAAACACTCCCTGAAATGACATCTTTTTGTTTCTTGCCAACAGAAGAATATGCACCTTCTCTTCATAACGGTTCGGTATATTTTCATGATCACACTGCAACATCTAATCCTTGTCACGTAACAGTACCAGCAAGTAACGATTTTCATCTTACTGGTGAATTTACGATAGAAGCTTGGGTCTATATAAGAAGTGATGGACAATCATATATAGACAACAAGTGGACAGCTCTTCACCACGCTGGAGACTCTGACAATAAATTTGTTTTTGGTAGTGATGGTACAAGATTCGCTTTTGGTTATCACGCAGGAAACACCGGTGGTGGCATCGCAGGATTTTGGGACGGTACAAAAGACGCAAATCAATGGGTGCACATTGCTGTAAGTAGAAATAGTTCGAATCTTATCAGAGTCTTTAAGCGAGGTATATTAAAAGGAACTTGGACAGACGCTTCTGCTTTTGGATCTGCCTCTGGAACAGTTTATCTAGGTTGTAAGTATGGAGCTGGAGATGCAGACATCAGAGGTGGACACATATCTGATCTTAGGATTACAAAAACGTGTGATAGAGACGTTAGCTTTAGTCCTCCCATAGTAAAAACTAGTTCAACCGGAACTACGTTTCATTACAGAGGAGGTGTAGAACTTAATATTATTGACAAAGGTAATAAGGCTATAAAAGATGGTTGTAAAGTCTTAGGAAACGTTACTGCTGCTACAGATACAACCGATCCTTGGGGTGGAAATGAACCAATGTTAAAGTTTCCTGGAGGTGTGAACGATAGAATAGAAACAAGTCCTGTTTACTTCAAAGGAGAAAATACAACTTGGTCGAGGTATGATCATACTGTTGATTTTTGGATGAAAGATACTGCATCTGGTGGATCTCCTTTATTCTCATTAGTAAGCGGAGGTCAGACAGGCTCTCCTGACTTAGGTTGGAAGACAAAAGTAGAGAATGGAAATCTCTATATAATGTTTAACAATACTGAGTATCAAACCGGATATAATAATCAATTATGGATTCAGTTAATGAGTCCAACCAATGCACCGGTTGTTAATACCTTGTTAAATGATGGAAACTGGCATCACGTATGTTTACATTTCTTTGGTCTATATCGAGTTGAATGTTTCATTGATGGAAAAGAAAGAGGAAGGTATCAGAGATCTGATAATACTGCTTATCCTGAAGGTGGATATACTGTCTCAATAGGAGGCCAAGGTTTTGGTGACTATGATAATACGAGTACTTATGCTGCTGGATCTAACGGTACTGCTTACTATCCACTCACTGGATATATGACAGACATTAGAGTTACTTCTGGTAGACTAAGGTGTGGAGAAGGTCATGATATATTCTCAGAGTTACAGTTAGTTGATGCTTCAACTGGAGCAGTTAATCAATCTGGAACTACTACTGATCCAATTGTAACTCAAGTTCTGACGTGTCAGAGAGGAAATCTTCTAACTTCTCCAGATAACTCTTCGACAGACTTGAGTTACACCGACGTAAAAGGAACTCTAGGTTTACATGTTGGAGATCCTTTCTGGTTAACTAGATCAGAAAATGAACACAGAGGTAACGCTAGTGTTAACTTCGAAGGAACAGCACTTGCTTCTAACCAACGTGACGCAATAAACATAAGTTATCTTGCAGGATCTGGAGACTATGAGTGGACAGCAGAAATGTGGTACAGAAGACGACACTGGCAACACTACAATAATTCAGATCAGCCTCAACACCTCTTGGCTGGCAACGGTTGGGCACTCAGTGATTGGTGTAACTTCAACTTAAGAATTAACTCACAGGATGATGGTTACATAGAATACGAACAAAGAAAATGGCCGCAAGTAGGAAATACGACATATTATCCGTTAAAGTGTGGAACTCTAGGAAATAGAGAAGGTACTATATCAGGTGACGATACATCAGTTCCATACTCTGTCGCTATAAGGACTGGTAGGTGGTATCACATTGTTGTGCAACAAAGAGGCTATGAAGGTGATCAAGTAGAACACCCTCAAGGTTACAACGGTCACATGGAAATCTTTATTAATGGTAGATTTATAAATGGAAGTAGTGGAACGATAGGTCCTCACTATCAGTCTCCACATATTAAGTATGCATCTACTGGTGGTACTAAAGGTACTTATAATCAATTACCGCAAAGTGGTAACGGATACCATTTTACTCTAGGTGGATCGGGTTATAACACCTATTATGGAATGGACGGACAAATATCTAATTTTCGATTCGTTTTAGGAAAGGCTATTTATAGTAGAGAACAGACTCCACCTACTTCAAAAGTGAAATTATAAATTATAATTTTTTTGCTAAAACCTTACTTTTTGGGGTTTACAAACTTCGCAAAATAATATATAATAGTACAAGATAAAAAGTTTAATCAAATAAAAGAAGAGGACCCTGCGATGCAAACACAGTTTGTTGACACCAGACAGCTTTTGTCCGAAGCAAAATTTTATGATGGTTACTCTAGGTTTAATGATGATAATGATAGATATGAAACCTGGGACGAAGCCGTGGACCGTGTTATGGAAATGCACGAAAAATTCTATTCCACAAAAATGAATAAAATAACAGAATATGTAGAAGAAGCCAGAGAGGCATACAAAAATCAATACGTACTAGGAGCTCAAAGAGCATTACAGTTTGGTGGTGAACAAATACTAAAGCATCAGATGAGGATGTACAACTGTACATCTTCTTATGCAGATAGGCCTGAATTTTTTGGAGAAGTCTTTTATATTCTTCTTTGTGGTGCAGGCGCTGGCTTTTCGGTACAGAAGCATCACGTTAAAAAATTACCTAAGATTCAAGAAAGAAAGAAACAAGCTAAAGGTTGGATCGTAGAAGATTCAATTGAAGGGTGGGCGACTGCTGTGGACGTTCTTCTTTCATCTTATTTTATAGGTGGTGGTAAATATCCTGAATATGAAGGTAGAAGAGTATACTTTGATACTTCTCAGATCAGGCCAAAAGGATCAAAGATTTCTGGAGGATTTAAGGCACCAGGACCAGATGGGTTGAGATTAGCTTTAGATAAGATAGAACACATGTTACAGGCTGTGGTCATGAATCAAAAGGGATCTATATCACTTAAACCTATTCAAGTATATGATATTGTTATGTATACTGCTGATGCAGTGTTAAGTGGTGGTGTTCGTAGATCAGCAACAATATGTTTGTTTTCTCCAGATGATGATGAGATGATGAATGCAAAAACAGGTAACTGGTTTATGGATAACCCTCAAAGAGGTAGGTCTAACAACTCTGCAGTTATTGTAAGAAACGAAACGTCTCCAGAACAGTTTAATAAACTTATGCAAAGTGTGAGAGAGTTTGGTGAGCCTGGTTTTGTTTTTGTAAATTCAAAAGAACATACTACTAATCCTTGCGTTGAGATCGGAATGTTTCCACAGATCAAAGGAAAATCTGGCTGGCAAGGATGCAACTTAACAGAAATAAACGGCGGTAAGTGCACGTCAAAAGAAGAGTTTTTTAAAGCGTGTCGTGCAGCATCTATTTTAGGAACTTTACAAGCTGGATATACAGATTTTAAATTTCTTGGTGATACAAGTAAAAAGATCTTTGACAGAGAAGCACTGATTGGTGCATCTATTACAGGTTGGATGAACAACCCTGATGTATTATTTGATCCTGAAGTATTAGAAGAAGGAGCAAAAATTGTTAAAGAAGTTAATAGAGAAGTCGCTGAAGCTATTGGAATCAATCCTGCGGCCAGAACCACGTGCGTGAAACCTTCGGGAAATGCCTCAGTTCTACTTCAAACTGGTTCTGGAATACATGCTGAACATTCGCAAATGTATATTCGAAATGTACAGATGACAAAAGATTCAGAAGTTACCCAAGCTATTCAAAAATCAAATCCTTTTATGGTTGAAGACTCAGTATGGTCTGCCACTGGATCTGATGTAGTTGTTTCGTTTCCAATTCTTCCAAAGAAAGGTTCAATATTTAAAGATGCACTCCTAGGAGTATCTCATCTTGAAAAAGTAAAACTGGCACAAAAACATTGGGTAGAAGCTGGTACTAATATTGATCTATGTGCAGATGAAGGAGTTAGACACAACGTATCAAATACTATTATTGTAGATGATTGGGATCAAGTAGAAAAATATGTGTTTGAAAATAGAAACTCTTTTGCTGGTATTTCTTTTCTTCCAATGACAGGAGATAAAGACTACAATCAAGCTCCTAACACAGCTGTTATTTCTGCAAAAGAAATGGTAAAAAAATATGATACTGCCGCAATATTTGCATCTGGTCTTGTCGTAGATGCACTCTCAGCATTTCCTAATCTCTGGCAGGCATGCGCTACCGCTCAAGGAATGGGAGAGGATATTACGCTTGAAACTTCAGATAATGCAATAAAGAAAGATTGGGTGAGAAGATTTCAAAACTTTGCGGATAACTATCTAAAAGGAGATTTAAAGACAGCAGAACACTGCTTAAAGGATTCTTATCTTTTACACAAATGGAATAAAATAAACAAAAACTTTAAAACAATAGAATGGAAAGAGGATTTAACAGAAAAGCGTTACACTGACGCAGACACCATTGCTTCTGAAGCATGTGTCGGCGGAGCGTGCGAGATAGACTTCTAGTGTGAAGTATTATTATTTTGAATGTACATTCTGTGATGGCGAATCTCAGGTGTCCTCTGATATTGAACCTCAGTTTTGTCCCTTGTGTGGAAACGATTGTAATGCTCAATTAGTTGAGTATGATGACGAAGATGAAGAAGATTAATATATAATAACATGTGGTTTTATGAAGATAAAATATTCGATCCAGTCGAGTACTCTTATGAGAACTTGGCTGGTTTTGTTTATTTAATAACAGATTTAAATAACAATAAGAAATATGTCGGAAAAAAGAACTTTTGGAAAATACATAAGCTAAGACCATTAAAGGGTAAAGTTAACAAAAGACATTCCAAAAAAGATTCAGACTGGCAAACCTACTATGGATCAAATGAAAAGGTGAAACTTTTAGTTGAGGCAGAAGGAGAAAAGAGATTTAAAAGAGAGATAATAAAGCTCTGTAAGACTAAAGGTGAAATGTCATACTATGAAATGAAAGAGCAAATTGATAGAGAAGTTCTGTTTAAAGAAGACTATTACAATGAGTTCATAGGTGGTAAGATTCACTCTAAACATTTGAAGGGATAAGAAATGCATACTTATAGATGTAAGGTAATAAAGGTTGTCGATGGAGACACGATCGACGTAGATATAGATCTTGGTTTCGGTATATGGCTAAGAAACGAAAGAGTTAGACTGTATGGCATAGATACTCCAGAGTCTAGAACTCGAGATGAAGAAGAAAAGAAATACGGTAAAGCCGCCGCAGCTTATTTAGAAAAGTGGGTAAAATCTGGTGGAGTAACTATCAGAACTCACAAAGATGAAAAAGGAAAGTTTGGCAGAATACTAGGAGAAGTCTGGTGTTTTGAAACTAACGTAAATGCAAAGATGATTGAAGAAGGACATGCTGTTGAGTATCATGGACAGTCGAAAGAAGAAATAAGTGAACAACATATAGAAAATAGAAAGAGAGTAAAATTAGAATGAAATGGTTTTTAGTTGTAATATTTGCAGGAATAACACCTGATGGTTATCAAGACGTATACATTTTTCATAAGCCAAACTACACTAGCTTAGAGCAGTGTGTAGAAGCAGCAAATGATCCGAGTCAAATTCAAGTGTTTACTCAAAAGTTAGTTATGGAATATCAGAGCATGAAACCTATTCAAAGGGTTGTATGTTCTCCAGAAGATAGTTTAAGAAAAGTAGTAAATGGAGAGGAAAAAGCGTAATTAATGGTGTACAATTATATCGAACTATGGTATAATAAATTATTGAATAATGATGGAAGGTGGTAGTACATGATATTGATTGATTATAATGGCGTAGCTATTGGTAATCTCGTCGTACAAAGATTGGCAGTAGAAGAAAACTTACTTAGACATATGATACTAAATTCTATAAGAATGTATCGTCAAAAGTTTGGTAAAGAATACGGTGAAGTAGTAGTTGTTGCAGACGGTGCAGGTAACTGGCGCAAGGATGTATTCCCTCAATATAAGTACAAAAGAAAAAAAGGTAGAGAGGAGTCTAAGATAGACTGGAACGAAGCCTTTCGTCTTCTTAACATGATAAGAGAAGAAATTAAAGAAAACTTTCCGTATAAAGTAATGCATGAACAAGGATGCGAAGCAGATGATGTTATTGCTCAAATTGCTATAGAGACTCAAGAGTTTGGTAAGAATGAGCCGGTAATGATTATATCTGCAGATCATGATTTCATTCAATTACAAAAGTATAGTAACGTCAAACAATACTCTCCTATGACTAAAAAATTCGTGACACATAAGAACCCTAGACTATATTCTATGGAACATATATTTAAAGGTGATGGTGGTGATGGAGTACCAAATGTTCTTTCAGATGATAATGTATTTGTAGAAGAAAGACGTCAGTCACCAGTAACTAAGAAAAAAATAGACGCATGGCTGGAGTCAGATAATCTTCAGCGTGATATGGGAGATACAATATACCGTAACTATCTAAGAAATAAAAAATTGATAGATTTAACAGAAACACCTGATCCTGTAAGACTTAGTATTATAAATAATTTTGAAGGGCAAGATCCTTGGAAGAACAAAGGAAAAGTCTTTCCATACTTAGTAAATAAAAGATGTAAGAGACTATTGGAGAGTGTACAAGAATTTATATGATTAAGTTATATGAAAGTCAGAAAACGATAATAGAGTATCACGAAGAAGAAAATAAAGTTTATAAGACATATAAACCTCAGGCTATATTTTCAAAGGAATGGTTAGATAATTATCGTTACATTTGTGAAAAGATACCGGGACTCGTACACGTTCACGAGTTATTAAATTCTGGTACCGTTAACAAAGATAAGTTCTCAACAATTGTAATGGAGTACGTTGACGTTGACGTAACAGCTGACCAACTTTTAACTGATAGAATTTACAATAAAGAAACTAAAAAAATAGAACTAGTAAATAAAGATAAACTCCATCCGACATCTTTACTAGCTGTACAAATCAAGCTAGCAGAAACAAAATTGCAGAGTTTGATTTATAATAAACATCTCAGAGATATTAATGCTGGATATTACTTTCTTCCTGGCGACTTATCACTCCACAACATGGTATTAACTAAAGAAGGAAACCTTATGTTTCTTGATCCGGATCAGTGGATGATACATCGCGAGCTTATTGGTTATGGTGATTATGCATTTGAAGAGACTATATTTAAAATGACAAATATACAACTTAGGTTATTTTATGACTTAGGTTGGGATAAAGACTGGAGCGAAAAATGAGTTATAAATTAGTGTTTGAAGTACTTGAGGAAGTAAAGAAGAAAAAGAAGAAAGATGAGAAAGTAAAAATATTAAAGGATAACGACTCTTGGGCACTAAAGGATGTCCTTAGAGGAACTTATGATTCTACTATCCATTGGCTACTACCTCCAGGTAGGCCACCTTTCACACCTAATCTTGAGCAGTCTACGCCTTCTGATCTACAGAAGCAGAATACTCAATTTCAATATTTTGTAAAAGGTGGACCCGGTGCATCTATGCCTTCATTCAAAAGAGAAAAACTTTTCTTAGCGTTACTTGAAGGTATTCATCCGGATGATGCTGAAGTAGTAATAGATATGGTTAGTAAGAAGCCAATAAAAGGAGTGACAAGAAACGTAGTTGAGGAAGCATTTCCTGGACTATTGTTAGATTCTACATAATGAAAATGTTAACCCTATAACCCCTTTACGAGGAGAATTTAATGACTCACTTACAAATACAAAGACTTCAGAAAGATTCAACTGAACTAGAAAGATTTGCAAAAACCATGAAAAAAGAAGGAAAACACGATCTCGTAGAAAAAATAAAGACTAAGAAAGAATACATAGATAAACACTTAGAAAAATTTGTGGAAAGGGCCGCATAAAAAGGTTTACATTTTATTGAAAGTTTGATATAATTAAATTAATCAACAGAGGTATATTATGAATATTTTTATCTTGGATGAAAATCCAATCAAAGCAGCACAGCTTCAATGTGACAAACACGTCGTAAAGATGATTGTTGAGTCAGGTCAAATGTTGTCAACTGCGCATAGAATGCTTGATGGTTATACAGAAAAAAGACCATCTAAGTCTGGTAAACGTATGGTTAATTATTGGGTGCATCCTGACAGCAATCTTGAAAATACTTTGTACAAAGCTGTCCATCACTATCACCCATGCACTACATGGTCAATGAAAAGTATTGGAAACTATGCTTGGCACTATGATCACTTTCAGGCCTTATGTATTGAGTATCAATACCGATATGAAAAGACACACAGTACACAAACTATACTGGAAGATGTGTTATCCATACCACCTAAAAATATTCCAATTGGAGGTCTAACACCTTTTCCTCTTGCTATGACACATGAGCCACAGTGTATACACGAAGGACAGCCAGTAAAGTCATATCAAGAATACTATCAAACTAAACAAGATAGATTTAAAATGGTTTGGACAAAACGTAATGTACCAGAATGGTTTAAAGGAAAAGAATATGCCGACGTATACGCTGCGTAATAAAGCAACTCAAAAGAGTTATGATGTAGTATGCAAATGGGATGAGTTGCAACAAATGCTCGGATCTGATCCGGATCTTGTTCATGTACTTACTGCACCTAAGATTGTTTCAGGTGTAGGTTCACTAGCAAGTAAAGTTCCAGATGGGTTTAAAGATAAACTCAAACAGATTAAATCTGGCTCAGGCTCAGGTAATACTATTAAGACATGAAAAAAGGACAGAGCGCGCGGGTTGCTCTAGATGAACTAGAGACAATCAGTCCTATTACCGAAAATCAGAAGAAAGCTTTTGAGTTTTGGGAAGAAGGACACAACTTAGTGTTGAGTGGAAGTGCAGGAACTGGTAAGTCATTTATTGCACTTTATTTGGCGTTTAAGATGATGCTAAAGAATCCACAAGACTATAAAAGAATACTTGTAATTCGATCTATAGTCTCAACAAGAGACGGTGGTCATTTACCCGGAACAAAGGAAGAAAAAGAAGAACCCTATCAGGCACCGTATAAAGCAATATGTGATGAACTCTTTGGATATGTAGGTGCATGGGGAAAATTAAGAACTATTAAGGCTGTTGACTTTGATACTACATCTTTTATAAGAGGAATAACATTTGATGATACTATTATAATTGTTGATGAAATGCAGAACTTAAACTTTCACGAGTTAGATTCTGTAATTACAAGAGTTGGTCATAGGTGTAAAATTATTTTTTGTGGTGATAGTAGACAGTCTGATTTTACAAATGCAAAAGAAAAAGACGGAATAGTAAAATTTATAAGCATCGTAGAACAGATGAGATTTTTTAGAGTTATTAATTTTGAATGGGTCGACATTGTTCGATCTGATTTTGTTAGAGATTATATTATGACAAAAGAGATGTTGAACTTATAACATGTATAAGTATAACTGTAATCTAAGGAGGCAGATATGAAAAGTTGGCTTAATAATAGAATGAAAGAACGTACAAGTTGGGATGGAGCTGCATTAGTAGCACTAGGACTAATGGTTCTATTCTTAGCGCCATTAGCAAAAATTGCTGCGGGACTAGCAATAGTCTATGGAGCATGGACTATCTGGAAGGCTGAATGATAACAATTTACGGCAAGTCAGATTGTGGTTGGTGCGAACGTGCCAAGAAGTTGTGTGATGACTACAAACTGGATTATGAATATAAGAATATAGTGAATGATCACTATAAAGTAGAGCTCTTCGAAAAACTACCAGGTGTAAGAACAGTACCTCAAATCTGGATGAATGAGAAACATGTTGGTGGTTTCGAAGGATTAACAACAGAAATAGAAAACACTATAGGAGGCTATGGAGATAATGGCTTTTAATCTATCTAGTAGATCAAAAGGAAAACTGGAAGGAGTTCACCCAGATATGGTTGCTGTCGTAGAAAGAGCAATCGAACTCACTAAAGTTGATTTTGGCGTAACTTACGGAGTCCGAACAGTAGAAGAACAAGAAAAACTTGTTGCATCTGGTCGTTCTCAAACAATGAAGTCCAAACATTTAATTCAAGACAGTGGGTTTTCACACGCTGTCGATGTTGTAGCATATGACGGATCAGATGTTGTCTGGGAATTAAATGTATATGATGATATTTGTGACGCATTTAAGCAAGCAGCAGAAGAAAAGGGAGTTGCAATCAAATGGGGTGCAGCATGGTCAGAAGGAGATATTCGTTCTTATGAAGGAACATCTGAAGATGCTATGAATGCATACATCGATTTAAGAAGGAGTCAAGGTAGACGTCCTTTCATCGATGGTCCTCATTTTGAACTTATGTAAAATGACTAAATATTCTCGATTCGACCCGCGTAATAAGAAGAAGGGTAGAAACAAGTTGCAATCTCAGCATAAGAATCTGAGGATTCGACATGTTGAGAAGAAAAATGTTTTGAGACCACAGAAGATCGCCGATGAAGAAGAAATTATTGAGTTTAAGGAGTATCAAAGAGTATCTTGCTAGATTAGGAGTGGCGATCTCTATTCTTTTTAACGTCTTCTTAGGAGGACCTTCAAATCAAACGTTTTCAGCCAGAAATTATGGTTGGAAGCGAAAAGAAAAATATAACTTAGTTTGGTTCATTGATTCTCTTGCATGGTTCGATAAGAATCACTGCAAGAGATCTTGGACGTATTGGAAAATAAGAACACCAGAGTATGTTGTTATACCTAAGTCTGTCCATAGAGAGTGGAGAAACAGTGATAAAAATGTCACAGTACTTGAAAAAAAGTGCAATTAATCGCATTTAATGGTTTACTTTTGATTGAAAGTATGGTAGACTAGTACTATAATAATTAATAAGGAATGAAAATTTATGAGTATAATATTAACAGATTGTGATGGAGTTTTACTAAACTGGAGAGATCCATTCGATGCTTGGATGATGAGAGAAAAGAATATCTTCGCTGAAGGAGATGTTAGAGTATACGATCAAGCAGATCGATACAATATGCCAGATATATTTGAATATGTATTAGAGTTCAATAACTCTTCAAACATTGGTTTCTTACCTCCACTATATGACTCAGTCAAATATGTTAAAAAGATACACGAAGAGTTTGGTCATAAGTTTACAGTTATAACTTCACTATCTCTAAACAGATACACACAAGAATTAAGAACTAAAAATCTTCAAAACATTTTTGGTAAAGAAGTTTTCGATGAGTTTGTGTACCTAGATACAGGTGCAGATAAAGATGACATCTTGGGTAAGTTTGCTACATGGTACCCAGGTGCATATTGGATTGAGGACAAAGTTAAGAACGCAGTACAAGGTGCTGAGTTTGGTCTTCAACCTCTCTTAATGAAACACCCTCACATTAAAACTGAAAATACTGAGGGTATCCCTAAAATGTCAAATTGGAGAATGGTGTATGAACAACTCGGTGGCTGAAATATTAAATTGGCGTTACCAATACGAAGAACTAATAAGAAACTTCGAAATTCCTGAAGACAAGAGATCATCTGTTATAAATAGCTTAAAGTGGTTTAAACGCTATGGTAACAGAAAGAATCGTTTTCGTGATGGATACGATGAAGCTATCCATCTATGTACGAAAATTTTAGATTGCCATAGAAGAGATTCTAAGGATACAACATGTCAAGAGGAAGAAATCTAGGTAAATTATTAGGCGCAGCTGGTACACTATCAAAGGAAAAACTAGGCGCCGACATTGCTACTTCAGGCACTAAGCAATTTCAAACAGATCTACCAACAGGATCATCGAACACCACCGGTGAACTGAGCTACATTGTTGATAACGACAACATGTATGTTTGGGGCGGTGACGGTTGGTTTAGAATGTCAATAGTTAATGCTACTCCTCGTTTTATAGCACCACTTACACAATCTGCCTATGTTCTAGACTCACCAGGTAATCCTACAATCATTAAGTTATATGGGGCAGACTCTGATGGGTTTGCTCCTCGTTTCATACACACTGCAGCAGACTCTGCACAGTATCTCGCAAGAATAATCCAAGATTCTAACAGTCAGTTTACAATTACTCCATTAGGTGTAGACTCATTAAATGCTCAACCTGGATTCGACTCAGGTGGAGGATCTTTTAATATAGCATTTAAGGTTACGGACGGAAGAGCTGAGCAGCTAAGAAACTCTTCATTTTCAGTATCATATATAAAATCAGGTGGAGTATTATTTGATACTCCTGGAACACACACTTGGGTTGTACCAGCTGGTGTTACTTCAGTTCATGTTGTAGCAGTAGGAGCCGGAGGCGCACCAGGCACTTATTATCCATATCAAATGACAAAAGCTGGAGGAGCAGGAGGTGGTCTAGGTTGGAAGAATAATATTCCTGTAACCCCCGGAGAATCAATAACAGTTAAAGTTGGTCAGCATCAAGGAGGAGGCGCAGACGGTGAAGATTCTTACTTTAAAGATGTCTCAACAGTAAAAGGTGGTGGTGGTCAAGGAGCAGGAAACTACGGCGCAACTGTCCAAGCACCCCAAGGTGGAGATTACGTCGGCGATGGCGGAGGAAACGGTGGTGGATCATACTCTAGGAACGATCCTTATAACCAAGGTGGCGGCGGAGGTGCTGGAGGATACTCTGGAAACGGTGGACACGGTCAACATCAAGACGCTTCCCCAGCTTGGTCTGCAGGTTCAGGTGGTGGCGGAGCCGGAGGCGCTAAAGGAAGTTGGTCTAACTACCCAGGCGGCGGCGGTGGAGGTGTTGGTCTCTATGGAGAAGGTGCATCTGGTACTACATACAGCGCAGGTGGTTCAGGTGGTGCAAATGGTAGTGGTGGATCATCAGGTGGAACTGGTATTGGTGGTAAGTATGGTGGAGGAACTGGTAATTTAAGAGGTGGTTTTAACCAATGGCCAGGAGATACAGGTCAAGGTGGTGTTAGAGTAATATGGGGAGCTGGTAGAGCTTTTCCTAGTACATTAGTATCACAGGCTGATTCACTATTAGCCGAAACAACAGTTTAGGAGAAGATATGTCAAGAACATCAAGAGTCGCACAGGCATTTGGTAGTAGTGGAGTTCTAGCAAAAGCAACACAATCTACTGGCGCTGAAGGTGTAGGAGGAGTTTCTACCTCTTCTAACGATTCAGCTGGTTTAGGAACAGGATCTGCTGGTGATCTTAAGTTCGCTTCAAACAGAAAAACTCTTCATATGTATGACGGAGCCGAATGGGATAGAATAGCAGGTGGTACTGATGCGGCACCAGTTATAATTACAGATGCGCTCGATCAAAACATAGCAGCTCTAGATACAGATTCAGCTAGACAAACATTTAAGGTTGTCGATCCAGAAGGATTTCCAATATCGTATAATGTTTCCTATATGAGAGATAGTGACAAAGTATTTTTTGGAAATGAATCAAGTAACTTACCACCAATATTAGCTCACCCAACAGTTATAACTAAAGCTTCTGATGGTACAGCAACTTACAAATTTTTTAATAGACAGGCAGAGTCTGACGGGTCTGGATACACGACTAAAGATCTCTACAAAGTTAGATACATGGGAACTGACGGTGCAAGACATGCTGTATCTACAAAGAATATTAAATTAGCATTTAGTATAGATGTTACATTTTCACCAGGAGGAGTAATTGCTAGTTCTACTGGTTGGGGTTATGAATCAAATGTCAATCAAGTCACCGCAAATGTTTCTGCTGGCTCATTATCAGCA